TACTTATGAGAAGTTTACCATTTTTTTCCCAAGTTGGAAAATTGTTAATGATCCATCCTAAGGTAGCATATCCTGCAAATTTTAAAATTCTACTTAAAAAATTTCCAGAAGCACTTCTCATAAATTTGCTCCCAGGTATCGATCTTTTTGGATCCACACTTTTTGATTCCAACACTGTTTCAATTTCTTCCCTCTTTTTCCTTTCTTCTCTCCTAGACAAAAGTAAATTTGTTCTTTTTACAATTCTTTCTCTTCTCTTAATTCTTCTCTCAAATAAACTAGCAATTCCATCAACATTTTTTTGAAGATTAGATCCAGATTCAGTTATAAATTTTATACTATTTTGTGCATTTTGCATAGATGCTTGCACATTAGTAATAGAAGATAGTTTTTGATCTGCCATATTATGCTACCGCATTGTAAATTGCCATGGAAAGCATTGTATATTGAGAAACATCAGAATTTGATGTTTTAATGTCAGGAACCATAGTAATACCATCTCCAGCAGTTGGGCGAGGCAATCCTCCCCCAGTTTGTTTTTGCTGTACATTTGCAGCAATGATTTGTGGTGCTGGTTCTGAAAGTTTTGGAAGTTGATTCATCTTTGGTGGAGGTGCCTGCATACTCTCTGGATTGGATGTGATACTAGCTTGCATCGAATCTGGCAATTCTCCAGTTCTTCCAATATAATTTTTTTCCTCAACTATCCTTGTAATCTCTGGATCAGTCACCACATCACCAACCTTTGCCCCAGTCATTGTTTCTTTAGGTTCTACCGAAGATGCATCACCAGTAGTAGTTGGTTCAATCTTTGGTTCAGCAGCAGATACTGGAGATGGAGTGGGAGCAGGTGGAATTAGATCACCAAAATCATCACCTTGCTGTGCTGCATAATCTCTAAATTGCTGTTGCTTTTCTGGAGTTAACTCATTAAATTTACTCTTAATTATTCCTTGTGCAAGTGGATTATCTTTGTTTTTTAATGCTTTGTTGTATGCTTCAAGATCTTCTGGACTTAAAGTAACTTCTTGAGGTTCTGCAGTTTCAGAAATTTTTGGTGTAACTTCTGCAGGATCTACATTTGCACTTGATTGTGCTTCTGGTTGAACTGTTTTTCCCCCTTCTTCTTTTTTGTCTTCACCTCCAAATCCAAAGAAACTACCCACATCAAAATTTGAAAATGGATTTTTAAAACTTCCAGTTTCAGTATTCAAAACTGGTTCATAAGTTCCATCGGGAATAAAACCTTGACCTTCATTGACACCAACTAATTCTGATATATTTTCACCAACTTGGAAAGCACCACTAAGAAGACCAAATTTTCCTGGTAAAAATGATGCAAGTCCTAAACCAGTTTCTAAAGGATTTCCCTGTGCTGCTTCAAATATTGTTGCAAGTCCCCTACCAGTTTTTCCTGGTAGCATTCTTCTAACAGCATTTCCTGCTCTAAAATTTATTTTTGTTTGTGGTTTTGGTGTTAAACCAAGTAATCTTCTACCAAGATTTTCTAAAGATCTAAATGGTCTACCTAAAGTGAAACTAGTAACTTTCTGAGCAAATGATAGAACATTTGTTATGCCACCAAGTAATCCTGCTTTAAATATTGAATATCCGACAGCAGTATTGCGAATACCATCAAGAATACTTCTTTGTATGTCTAAAACTATCTCAGTATTCTTTTGTTGTTCTGTATTTATTAGATCTGACCATTTATTAATTGCCCATCCAGTGAACAAGAACATTAATGCAGCATTAACACGACCAAACAAACCAGTTAATTTTCTGTTTACGCGAGAAGCAGAAAGTTCAAAAGCAGATTGTGTTTTTTGTTCTATCTCACTCTCTTTTCCACTTCTAACATTTTGTTCATCTAATCTTCTTTGCTTTTCTTGCTCCTGCAAAAGTATCTGCTCTTGTGCAGCAGTGTCATTTTGAATTAAAGTTGATATATTTGTAAGTCCAGTATTTAATGTTGCAAGTTGATTTTGAATTCCAGTCAATCCTACTTGTAACGATTGTATCTGGACTTGATTTTGTTGAGTTACTTGTAGTGCCTGTATATCTTCAGGACTGCTAATTGGTTGTGGATTAATTGCAGCACCAACATTCTGAGCAGATATGCCTGCCTGCCCAGACATCACATTTTGTCTTGTTTGTGATCCTAAAATTGGTGAATTAGGTGCCATTACCGTTCTTCAGATTTTCTTCTTCAATATATTGTTGGAGAAGAGTCACATATACTTCTCTTTCCCAAGGTATCATATTTTCTAACTCTGTTAATGAGTATTTATGATGCTGGATCAAAGCAAAGTTCATTTTATAATATGACGCAAGATTTTCATGCGTCATTGCTAGGCGAAAAAAGACGTTAATCCCTCCAAAACGATTTCGTTTTCTTTACCAGTGTTTGGATTTGTAACTTTAATTACATGCCTTAATTTTGGCATAGTGTCAAAAAACTTCTCAATACTCTTAAATTGTTTTGAGCTTAACGATTCAACAAACTCTCTAAGTTCTTTTTTACTACAATCTTTAGTGGACCATGACTCCTCTTCATTGTAAATTTGCTCGATACATGAACAAATAATATCAAAGGTATCATCTACGCTAACATTATCGTTACCAGAAAAATTATTCTTAATAAATTCATTCATAGATGGATATCTCATCCTGATACTCAAATTAGCATCTAATTGAATATCCCTACTATGATCATCACTTATTTCAACATTAATTTCATCCAATATAACACTATGAGGAACTTGTGTCTTTCCATCATCTGGACATGTAATTAAAACATCTGCGGTCTCTCCCACAGATTTTCCTCTGATATTGAGAAAAAGATATTCAATATCAAAAGTTGCAAGTTGATCTACCTTGACACCTCTAGTAATAATGCAATTTGAGATTACATCTTTAACAGCATTTGCAATCTGCTTTTGATCTTCACTTTCCATTGCAATAATTAGAATCTTTTCCTCTTTTACAAGAAAAGGTCTATACTTAATCTTCTTCTTCAAAGATGGAATTTCCAACTCATATGTTGGCGTAGATACTTTTGGTAAAGGCATAATAAATTATGATCTAGTAAAATTATTTAGGACGTTTTTCTATCTCCTCTATTAGACGCATAAACTTCACCTTTTATTCTTGCTTCAGTATAAGTCATGTCTTTAGGTATCCAAACAACACCAGAATCGCCTCTTTGAGGTATCCGACCTTCCACTGGAACTCTTTCAGTTTTTGATGCTAGATTATTCTCTTGGTCACCTCTAAAATAATCAACACTGGAAGCACGACCAGCAATGTATCTATCATAATCAAAGGTTGCAGCAACTTTTAGAACATCACTAGAACCATAAGAGACAGGAATTGCAGAAATTGACTTGGGAAACATTCCAATAAATGTATATTCAATATCTCTTCTATAATCTCTTTCAAACTTAATAATTTTAGTTCGCATCGATTTATAATCTTCAGGATATCTCATCCTAATAAAGTAATCATTAGTTGCCTTTGTTGCAAAAGTATCAGTTCCCCCGGAAATAAAGTCCATCCAATGCTCTAAAACTTTCAAAACTTCATATCTTTTGTCAACATAAAATTCCATAGTGATATCAGTATACACTCTGGTATGTGCAAACTTCTGACGAATTCCTTGATATGGACTTATCTCTGTAGTTGCAAATGCTGAAGTTGGTAAAGTCGTAGAATTGCAAAGTAACCCAAAATCAT